CCCTTAGTGCCCTTAGTCATGTTACCAGCCATTTGATCAGGATTACTACTCATATAGTTATACCATACTTGAAGTTCCTGCAACATCTGACTATTCTTATCGTTCTTTCCACCAAAACTTGCAACTTGAAAACTCTTTGGATCCTGGGTGGCTATACTGTCACCATCTTTAGCCTCAATTATATCCTGTGCTTCGTCAGCATTTGCTGGATTGTAGAGCAAAACGTCTTTTTGCCTTTCAGCCTGATCCATAGCTTTTTTAAGTAATCTATTGGCTGCAAGATGTATGTCATACCACATACTCACTGATGAAACAGGATAAGGGTTATTCGGTACGGGTGGTGTAAATGACAAATATACATATGGCCCTTCTTTTGGCCCATAATAATCTGTGATCCTAAGATAGTTATCAAATGTGATCTGGTCTGGATCAGGTATATCTACCAAAGCGTTTGCTTCTGGAACCCACAACTCTACAACGTCAACAAAATCCTGTAGTGAGTACATTTCTATAGTAGATGCGTTACCTTTTGTTATATCCTCAACTTTAGTGTTGGTGCGTTTAGATTGTGGCATCCGCATAACTAAATCATGGTCAAAACCATCTGTATCTAAAAGCAACTGTCTTGGGGTTCTTATCCTGTCACCTGTATATGTGGCTTTTGAAATATGCGTACACACTGGATCCATCACAAAATCATCAAGGTCTACGAGTTCAGCATAAACTTGACCAGGATCAATGTTATTGTCACCATCTTTTAATGTCTCCCCACTTGCAGATATACCAACTTTTATAATACCCCAGGCGAACAATGCAGAAACGATCCATGCCCGTAATGTCTCTTTAAATTTCATATCCCGCTGTACGTTATTAAGACCCATAGCCAGCAGTTCACCATAAAATTCCTGTTCAATAAAATCAGTAGATATTATATTCTTTGGATTCTGCATGACCAGATTTGGAACCATCGTCCGTATTGTGTGGAAAATCAAGTTGATCGGTTCGTCACCAGTCAAACCCCTATTGGCTTTATAATACTGCCCAACAAATTCTTTGACAAACATGGCCCGTGCTTTGCGATAAGTTCGCATACGTTGGAAACCACGTTTGACCGTCTGTTGTATTTTATTTGGTAAGATTATTTCTGGCATTTTACCCAACCTTTTTCAGTAAATAGAAATACGTGTTCATGCTTTGGGCCATCCTTAACATGTTGTATTGTGCCAAATAATTTTGGTGTGATCCCATCATTATCAAGACTAATATATGCTTCTGCACGATATATACGTTTTGCTCCCGAAAGACGAATTATTAACTGCCTTGTCATTACCCCACGCTAAAGTCATATGGCCTACGCCACTTCTGAGATTTCGCTGCTCTCTTTTTCTTCATCCTCTGTTCATATCTATGACCACAGGAACCTGGTGGTGCTTTTGGATTTTCGTGTTTTATCTTTCCAAGTTCTTTATCTTCAAGAGTCAGGGCATCAGCTATAACTATATCACCATGAGTTGCTTGTGCTGACGCATTTTCTTCGACTAATTCAGCAGGGCCAATGCCACCATTCCCATAATAGATATACATCTTCATTTCTTCAAGTCCAAAGATTGAATGGTTAATATATCCACCATGAGCAAGCATCCTGTCATATAGTGACAGTAACTCGAACTTACTTGGCCTACTTGTCTGGAACCCATACTTAGATGATTTTTTATCTGCTATTTCGCCTGGTTTAACATTTCTATAGAAGTACGGATACCTAAATTCTTTTACAATTATTCTTCCGAAGTCCCACCCTGGGCCATTATTTTCCCATTTCAAAAACGGCAATCTACGTGGTCTACGACCACCACACCAGATCGCTAAAGCAACTGCGATCCGGGCCATATCATAAGGCGGTGTATTAGCATCACGCCACTCCATTATTTTTTCATTGGTTTCTTTACACTTAACTGATATAACAGAATTTGATGCCCCCTGGCCCTTGCCAAGATCTATACCAAAAATATAAGACTTGGTCTGATCAGGTCTACCCATGATAAGATTAGTCCACACACGTAGTGGGCCTTTAACACCCCTCTTTATAGAGACACTCTGTAAATTTCTACTGCGAATCAATTCGGGAACTCTGTCATTTGCCGTATTCTTTTTAAAATGCACGTGGTATCGTGCCTTTGGTTCTCTACCATACAAATGAATGTGCATATCAATATTTGAGGTTGTGAAAAATGTGTCACCAGATTCAATATCTTTTCTTAGAATTTCACGTGCAACCTCTTTAGGTGATCGCACTGTTTCCTCATAATCCAAGTATGGTGATCTTATCTCGTAGGCACCTGTTTCCGTCTTACTGACATAACGACCACAACCTTTATCCGGGTGTTCATGGAATGGCAGTACAAACACTTTAATCTGCCCACTAAGTTTCCAACGACTGTATTCAGTTCCAGGGCCAGCAGGAGTCGAGTTTACAAGACGCATAAGTGCTGCATCTCTTGTAGCTGATCTCATCAACTGACCATGTTCAACTTTAGCAAACTCATCAAGGAAAATCACGGTACGTCTGTCACCAGATGCAGCGTGTTCAGTAGTCGATTCACCATCTATACAACTGCCATTTAATTCGTTCTTCATGTGCATCTTAGTTCGGTTTGCTTGTTTTGGATGTATATTAGGTGGCAGCATCCATTCTGGCAACCAGTCATTTATGTAATCGTGTTTTTGAAACAGTGCCTTCATATTGCCAGTTTGATCAACATAATCCTGAGTACGTGACATCTCCAATAACTGGCTCTCTGGTCTGAATAACCACAATTTATGAATAAAATTTATGCAGCACCAACTTGCTCCCATCTCTCTTGATTTATCAATTAAAATATCTTCAGCGGGTGGCTGTAAGCTCTTTTCAAGAGCATCAAACAGTTCATCCTGAATGTCCCAGGTTATAAATGGACAATGTGGATTTTTAGCTTCTTCTCTTTTTCCAGTTATAGGATTGGTTTCAAACTGATGATAAGTCCAGCAGAAAGCATTTATCCAAAACAGCAACGACTCTTTACATGCTGCCAATAAATCATTCTGTAAACCTATGTCATTCTCTGCCCTCTTTAGCAATTTCATTCTCCACTCGATATTCTTCGTTTCGAGTTTAGGAACCTTCAGACCAGTCTTAGGACAAGTCCATATTTCCTTAACATCTGGAAATGGTTCTTTGAGTGTCGGGATTAGAGCATCAGTCTGATTCATTTATAGCATTAATCCTTTTAGCACCTTGCTCTGTTACTCTATCAGCCACAGATCGTTTACCACTATCATCATTGATTGCTGCTGGTACTTTACCTTCGAGTCGCTCGATGATCTGTGCCATCGCACCTTTATCTGGATTACGTGGTAGTTTAATAATTCCTTTAGCATCAGGATCATCCACAAACTCTGGTTTACCCAGGGCCATTCTCCATAATAACCTTGCGAGTGCTTCAGCTTTAGTTGCTATTTTACTGTCGTCAATAATTCCATTCTCATCCCTGAGATATTCTGTTTCTTCCTTTGCTATGTCACGTATAAAACTGGTGATAAGTTTACCAGCTTTTACCTGCAAACCCTTTTTACTATTCTTGGTTGTCATAGTATCGCCTTCTAAAATCGTCTCGTTCTCGTCTTGTTGCTTCTGTGTCGTGCAACTGACTTAGTATCAAAACACGCAGAGTGTCTAAAATATCATTTTCTGTCAATTTACCAACATACTTACACCCAAGAAGTGCAACCATCCCTAATAATTTATTGGTCGTTTTCTTCTTCACCATTCAGAAGTTCCTTACACACGTTGCTTGATATTACTACAGCGAACCCGTCTGCTCCACGTATACCACCTACAAGTATTCCAATAACTCTACCCCGCATATCGAATACTGGCCCACCTGAATTACCAGGATTACCGGCGGCATCAATTGTTATTATTTCATCTTCACCAAAGAAGTCCATCTTTACATTTAAACCAGAGATAATACCAAATGTAACAGTATTGAAGAAACCATAAGGCGACCCTATTGCGAACACACTCTCACCGACTTGTAATAAATCAGAGTTAACTGGCACAGATATATTTTTTAACTGTGTACCTGAATCAAGAAACATTAACGCACAATCGTTATTTGGATCTCGAACCCAACTGATAACTTTATAAGTGTCCCCGTCTGTGGTTGTAACAAATAGTTCATTCGCATCTTTAACTATATGTCCTGCTGTAAGAATTATGTTCGGTGCTATAATTACTCCTGAACCAGATCCAACACGACCATATTCATAACGCTTTTCTACATAAACCACAGAATCAATAACCCCTTTAATCAGTGGTGGTAATTTTTCACTTTGAATTGCAACACATATTTGTCTCTGTGATTCTTGCAAATTTTGGATTTGTGAATTAATTCCAGCAATGTCAGTTTCATATCTTGATACTACGATGGATAAAAGTAGAATTATCAACACTCCGACCAGAATTTGTTTTGCAAGTCTCAAATACTTCATTAGTTTCTCCAAAGCAGGTTCACAATGTCATTTTCTGCACCGAAGAAGTTTAAAAGGTTAGTGTTGCTTATTGGAATAGGTAACCATGTATCTTCTTCTAACGCTATATCATCACCATCAGCAACAGCACCTATTTGTAGATAAACGGCACCAGTGTTGGCACTTGGACAGAATACCATCACTTCTCTACAAGCCTGGGCTGATCCTGCCACTTGGAACGGAGTCGCTGGAATAGTCAACTTCTCAGTTCCACCACCTGTACTAACATAGTCAGTTCCAGCGTTTATAACTGCTTCTAATGTCTCCATCTGACTTTCATTAGTTTCTAACTGGCTCTGGAGTTGAGTTCCATCAGCTACTACACTATCAAGACTCAAACCCTGAGCCGTTAACTCTGTAGTTGCTACGACTATGCCACTATCAATGGCTGTGAGTGCAGTTTCAGTCGTTTCCATTTGGGACTCATTTGTTTCTAATTGAGACTGTACCTTAGTCCCATCAGCTACGACACTATCCAGACTCAAACCCTGTGCCGTTTGTTCAGTCTCTATGGCACTGAGGTCAGTCACCATAAGGTCGACTGAAGTCTCGATATTGCTCACATCTGTATCTATAGCTGTGAGTTTTGCCTCTTGGGTTTCCATCTGAGATTCTTGTGTCTGTAGTTGGGACTGTATCTGAGTCCCATCAGCTACGACACTATCCAGACTCAAACCCTGAGCAGTTAATTCTGTAGTTGCTACGACTATTCCACTGTCAATAGCTGTAAGTTGAACCTCTTGGGTTTCCATCTGAGATTCGAGATTGGAAGTACCAGCGTGATTAGCTACAATACTATCCAGACTTAAACCCTGAGCCACTGTCTCTGCTACGACACTATCCAGACTTAAACCATGTGTTAATTGCTCTGTTTCGATAGCAGATAAATCCGCATTTCCTGCTGTGATCAGAGTTTCTTGCGTTTCCAATTGACTCTGAAGTTTGTCTGTATCTGCTACGATACTGTCAAGGCTCAAACCCTGAGCAACAATCTCAGTGGCTATTACAAC